ATCATTTTCTGTAAAAGCAACTTTTTTAGTTTTTGATGGTGCTTTCCATTGGCTTGGTTTATAGTATGACCAATCATTATTTTCAATACTGTAAATATAATATGGCACATTTAAAAACTCACAGCTTTCTATATCATTTTTACTTGGTGTTGATACACCAATCGGGTGTGAGTGAAAAATACCAATAATTTCTCCTGTATCTTCACATTCAGCCCAATCATTAGGGTCAATGACAAAAAATTCATATTTACTATTTGACAAATTTTTACAAGGCCAAAAAGTTTCTTTACCATTTATTATTGCTACTAAACCACAAGATTCCTCTGGTGATATTTGCTTTGCATATTTAATTGCTTGATCTTTCCAATTCATAATGTTAACTCATAAACATTCCAACAGCTGGAAAAAGTTTTCTTGTTACTTGCCTTCTTGGTATTCTTAAATTATCTAAAACTTGTTTTGAAACAAGCTCAAAAACAACAGCTTCCCTATTTTCAGAAATTTTACGATCTATAAAATATATTTCTTGAGGGTGTTCAGTATTACTTGGTGTTCCGTATGGATTACTACCACTTGTAAAATTTGCATTATCTAAAAATTTTGCATGAGTTCTAATTCTTGTAAATTTTGCTCCATTTAAATCATTACCAGCTGTTACAAGATTTACTTGAGCCATCAACGCAGTAATAGTGTTTAATACATTGCTTACAGTTAATGTTGGTCTTGGCAGTTGACCAGATCCAGTATATTCAAAGCCCTCCGCTTTTATTGGAAATTTTGAATATTCATTGCCTTGCCAGATGATATTTGTATTTGAGTCATCTACACCAGCATGAAATCGGTAACTAGTAGTAGCACCATGCAATGCACTGTCTAGTTGAATAGAAAAAAGTTCGATTATTGAACTTGGATTAATTTTTTGTAATTCATCTACAGGTATTGCCATTATGGTTCAAATACTTGTCTGAATGTTGCACTTATTGTAGCTCTATTATTGTAAGGTATTGTTTTCGTCCAAGAATCACATACATACTTAGTAGCAGAACTATCGCCAGCGGGTGTGAAATCAAAGCTAGCATTATCAACTGTTCTTGCGTCTAAAAATGCTTCTATTTGATCTGCAACTGTTTCACTGACTTCAAAAGTTAAATCATATTCTTTTGGGTCTTGATTTGTAGGTAAGCCAAAAAGTGTGCGGTGTTCATAGCCGTCACCAAGTTTTTGAATAATTTTTTTTGGTGCGCTTTTTTTTCGTAGACCATAAGTAGGTGTAAAATTAAAAACAGCCATTATGTTAATATTCCTCCATTTCTTTTTTGTTTTATTAATTCAGATTGTATAGCAGTTGCCAAAACTTTACCAAATTGTTCAGATCCTTTGTTATCTCCTTGAACTGATGTACCAGAGGCATCTACATTTACAGTCACAACATTTGTAACCGAACTACCGCCCATATTTGTGCTGGGTAATATGGTTCCTGATCTACGAGGAACAAATAACTCAGGTTGACGCTCTCCAACAATATATGGCCTACCAGCCTGCACAGGCCCACCATTTGCTTTAAATAACCCACCCAAAATACCACCTAAAAATCCACCTAACCCTTTGCCCTTTTCACCTGATGCTGATTTTCCAAAGTTTTCACCAAAACCACCTATAAGCTTGTCTATTTGTGCGTCAATAATTTTATCTCTTATTCTATTAAGTACATTTGTCATTGCTTGTCCGAATGACTGTGCGCCAGTTATAGCCTCTCTAAGATTGTTTTTTATACTGCCTTCAATTTCTTCTCCTACTTCAGTCATTTTTTCTTTTAGTTTGTCAGTTTCTGTTTGTTGTTTTTTTATTTCATCAGTGCTTTCTTTTTGAATTATATTTCTCTCTTTAAGTTTGTCATTTATTAATTTATCGGATTCAAGAGTTTTTTCTCTACCCTCAAGCATACGAATATCAGCATCAATTTCTTTTAATTTTTCCTCAAGAGCTTTTTTTGATCGACCTTTTGCTGTATCAAGTCTTTCATTGATTTTTTCTCTTAAAGATTTTTGTTTTTGTAACTGTTTAGTAACTTCTTCTTCAGAGCCTTTTGCAATGGCATCATTTAATTGATTTTGTGCTTTTTTAGTTTTAATAATTTGTGTAGTTAATGCTCCCAAACCAATAATAAAAGCACCGATTCCAGTCGCTGCAATCGCACCAGATAGTCCAAG